ACGCATTCCCTGAAGGTTGAACCCATCCTATACAAGTCGCCGTGATCTATATACTGCTTCTCATAAGTCAATTCAGAAAGGTCCCAATTAAGTTCCTGACATGCACTCTTCAACACACCAAAGAGAGTCCTAGTGTTCACTTGTTTCAATTGTACAAACCTGTTTCCGTTCTCTTCAACTATCATCAAATTGCAACCTCTTCCACTGACACCCATAATCAAATCACCTTGCCATTGATTGTTTATCTTCTTTTGCTTTTGTATGTACCACATCACTAGGATTCCATTTTTCATACAGAATGAGTGAGCTTCCCTTACATGGAGACTTCTAAATGCCAGCATGGTTAATGACTTTTCATACTTTCTGGTCATCTTGCCAACAAAAGAGGTGTCAGACAGTAAAGATTTCATAAGTTTAACATCTTCATCAGTGACCTTTGCCCAGCCAAGCTGTTCAAGAACTACTAAATCAGTGAGCCTCAACAAATCATGCACTTTGTATCTCACATCATAGCTTTGCTCAAGTTGAACTATGTGATCGTAAGAACTAGATAATTTCACCATTGAGTTGAGCGTGTCATTTAAGCTCTTTGTTGTAAAACATGGTGACAAACACTTCATTGATGTTGTTTTGTTCCTCTCAAATTTTGACATTAGCTTAGATATATAATCAGCTGGTTTCACATTAGCTTCAGAACAGAATGATAAGAAAGATGGATAGCTATCCCATGTTATGTCTAGTTTTTCTTTGAATTTCTCGGTCTCAAATTCATCACCTAATCTGATTGACAATGCTGAGAGAAAATGATTCTTAAATGAAGCTTGTTTGTCAAACTTTCCACTCACCAGCGCAAAAGTAACTGGTTTCAATCTGTATGTTTTGCGAGGAATCATCTTCTTCACAACTGGTTCAGTTATTGTTGCGTACACTTCATGGAATGGAAGCCAATCTTCCACACTGCCTTCAGAAATCCTCATTTTCTTCACATATTCCGCATAAGTCACCTTTTCTTCCTCTTCTTTTGGTATACCTTCCACGTTGGCTGGATGCTCATCATCAACTCTGACTTCATCACCCATGTTGGTTCTCCACATTTTCCCAGTTCGGAAAGCACCAGCTCTTCCATAATATATTGCCTCAGATGTCCTTTTGAAAGCTAATCTAGCTCCTCTGCCCATCAATTTCATGAAAATTTTGTATTTCAATTCCTGTGGAGTTGCCTCGTCTCTCATTGTGAACAAATGATCAAATGCCAACTTGTCTTTCAATAAGTCAAAATCAAATCCAACTTTCTTCTTCATCAGCTGCAGCTGACTTACAAAGCCCTGTGGGATCCTCAGTGGTTCTTTCTTAAAGAATGAAAGGTAATGAGCAAATTCCTCTGGTGAATCCTCATATTCAATCAGATTTTCAATCTTGTTTTCACCATAACATAATCCTAGGTTTTTCTTTCCTGATGGTGTTTTTGAAACACAATAGTTATAATACTCTGGTCCAAGTGCGACTGTTAATTCAGGTCTCATTATAGGATACACTCCGAGATCATATGGATACTCTGATCTGTGGCCACCTAGGATGATAGCTGGATCCGTTGGACCTCCATCATATGAACCAAAAATCATTTCAAGATGACTGGCATTAAGTTCGTGAGCATACTGAATGTCATCCAGACATGCTCCATTTTCATACAACTGTCGTATCCTTGAGAAGCTCTCAGCTACAGCATCAGTGAAAGAGTCAGTTTTTATGACTGAGCAAGCAGCAAGCGAAAATTTTACAAGAGGAGTCAGTGACATTGTGTTTAGCATGAAAGTCGAATTGAATTCATAGACAAAGTGACCAGTGGTTGCTTTTGGAGATAGATCCATAGCATGAAGCTTCCTTGACCATTCAGCACATAGGCAGAGTGCCGTGTATTGCAAACCCGCACTTGCAACACTAGGATCAATGGCAATTATCTGACCCTTGTCATCTGAGCTCAGTCTCGTTCTTCTTTCAATGGCTTTTGGATATAAATTGAGTTTTCTCCATCTTTCAAAAAGAGCCCATTCAAATGAATCACAACCCAAAGCAAGTGCAGAACTAGTATAGTGAAATATCCCTTGTCCCATATCTGACGTTAGTGTTATTGAGGTTTTCCCGAATTTCAAATAATTCTGCTTTAGGACATCTAAATGATTTCCATGCTCTTTATCTGGATACTTGTCCCACATTCTCACCAATTCTTTGGGAAGCTCAAC